CAATGTTTACCGGTTCAATAACTTTAACATCATCAAAACAAGTATATGATTTATCAAGTGAGGCAACTTTAGAATCATCTCCAACAGGTGTCGATAGAATAGAAGTTCAACGAGTATTCAATCAAGCACCAGCTGCTATATCTAAATTCTATGACCCATTCGCTGGGGCATATGATAATATTGAATTATTGGATTCATTTGGATTTGGTAATGTATCACCAGCTGTATCTTATATATTAAGACCAATATCATATGATTTAGCTAGAGCTAATGCGATTGAAACAAATGACTTGATTAGAAAATCTTCATATTCATTTGAATTAGTGAATAATAAAATAAGAATATTCCCATTACCAAAAGACAGTGATGCTGGTGGAAAAATATATTTTCATTATTATAAAAGAAATGATAGAAATGATGTAACAATTTCTAAAACAACTGGAAAAGTATCCGACCCATCTAATATCCCATATAAATTTATTACATATACAAATATAAATTCAATGGGTAGAAATTGGATTAGAAAATACACATTAGCATTAGCAAAAGAATTACTTGGTATTATCAGAAGTAAATATGCTTCTTTACCACTTCCAAACGGAGAAGTATCAATGGATGGTGATGCTTTAAAATCAGAGGGTAGAGAAGAAAAGGCAAATTTATCAGAGGAGTTAAATAATTTCTTAGAAGCTGTTAGTAAAAAAGAACAAGCTTTAACAGAACAAGAAGTAGCTAATTCTCAACAAGAGGTATTGAATAAAGCTCCACTTAAAATATATATAGGATAAGATAATGAGTCAAACAAAACCATTTTTTATACCACAAAAAGAATTTGATTTAATTAATCAAATGAATGAAGAATTGATTGACGAAATAGTCGGACAATCAGTTGATATTTATAAAGTAAATGTCGAAAGAACAGAAGATAATGTGTATGGAGAATCAACTGCAAAATATTATGATATTGGATTCAGAGTTAATTGTTTAATAAATTACAATGAACCTGAAGTGATTCAAGATGAGTTTGGTGCTGATACTAATTCAAGTATAGAGATGTTTTTTCAAAGAGAAAATTTAGCTAGTGGTTCATTAAATTTTTATCCAGAAACTGGTGATATTGTGGATTGGAATGATTACTATTGGGAAATCAATGGAACAACAGAACCACAATTATTTGCTGGACATCCAAACTTTAAACACAACATTGTAGCTACTGCACATCGTTCAAGATTATCATCGTTACAAATAGAAGAAAGGCCTAAATAATGAGTTTAGATTTATTAAAAGAGAGATTTAGTGGAAAACCAATAACTTCTCAATATGAAGAACAAATAGATAATAAAGAAAAAATTATTGAAAAGTTAGAAGAAGAAACACAAAATTTATCTAATCAAGTTTTTAATTTAGAAAATGAAAAAAATACTATTTTGCAAGAGTTGAATAAAGCAAAATATTTTGAAGAGGGTACTTTTTCAATTAAGAAAAAAGAGTATTCAAATAAACTTCAGTCTAAGGATTTAATCATTAAAGAGATTGAACAAAAAACAAATTCATTATATGAAAAACTTGATAAAAAAGATGAAAGACTTATTTATAAAAATAAAATAATTGATAATTCATTAAGCACTATTAAAGAAGCAAAAACTAAAATAAATCGTTTAAGTGTTAAATTACAAAATTATAAAAATTCTAATAAAGAATTGCAATTAGAAGTTAAAAAAACTTATCAAGAATATATTTTTGAAATAGATAAATATAAAAATAATATTAAAGATAAAAATAATATTATTAATGAACAAAAAACAATATTAAAAAGTGATAATAAAAAATTAAAAGATTTATCTAATAAAATTCAAGAGTTAAAAGTAAAAAACACTGATAATAAAAAAACAATTAATGAATTGAATAATAGATTAGAACAAAATAAAAATTATTTAATTGTAGGAAATAATAAATTTGAAGAAGAAATTGATAGTAAAGAAAACACAATATCAGAATTAAAAAGTGAAGTAGATATATTGTCAAATAAAGTAGTTTCATTAACTGAAACGGCTTATGAAAAAACTATTTTAGAAAATAAATTACAAGAGGCAGAACAATTTCAAGATATAGTTAAAAATAATAAAAATAATTACCAAGTAGTTCCTCAAAAAAAATCAAAAATTTTAAATACAGATAATTTAATATTTAAACTTAAAGAAATTGGAAAACAAAAACAAGGATTAAAACCTTTGAATTGGCAACAATGGATGGATATACCTGAAAATCAATATTTAAATGAATTAAATCACAGTATAGCTAAAAAAATATTTAATGAAAATAATAATTTATTTTTAGAAGATAAATATCAAAGACCACATCATACTCATGCTTTTGGTGAAATAAAATCTATTTCAAAATTACTTCCTTTAACAATTGATAGCTTACAAGGTTATTATTCATCACAAGATTTGTCAAACACTTTTTCTGATGGTGATGATGTAACTGTATGGAAAGATAAAAGTCATAAGAGCAACGATTTAATACAATCTGGTGATGATGACTTGGCTGAATACAATGCTGCAGAAGATAGTTTATTGTTTAAAAGAAAAGATGAAGCTAATACAAATGACAATTATTTATTCACTAATACAATTGAAGCTAGTGAATTTACAACTTTCTTTGTGGTGAATATGACAGCTGATAACGCTACTCATTCTCATAACTTTTTATTAGATACAGAGGATAACGACCAAATCTTAGTTCAATTTGCAGCTGACAATAGAGCATTTTTAAAAGTATTGGCTAATGATGGAACAAATAGTGTAGCTTCTCAAATCAATAAAGACGCTGGTATTGTTAGGGAAGGTACTAAACTTTTATTAACTTGTAGAAAAAAACCACACAATAGTGATGATGGATTTGGCCAAGTTGAATGGTTTTTAAACACAACATCAATGGGAACAGAAGATGATTATGATGAAAACATAGTTCATAAAATTCAAAGATTAGGTGATGATAATGCATTTACTGGATTCAAAGGCCATATGTATGAAATGGCTATTTATGATAGAGCATTAACTAATACAGAAATATCTGATTTACAAAATTATTTTATTGATAGAACAAGAAGTACAAGTGCATAAGGATAAACAATGGCAGTTCAACAAATAACAGGAAAAAGAATTACGAAGTATGATACATCAAATCCTAACTTTGTAGAAAAACCTAAACCTGAAGTTAAGGTAAATGGTAATGTTAGTGATGATGAAGATGTATATGGTGAAAGAAAACATCATTACACACCTGAACCTAATGGTAATCTACAAATGGAACAGATGATGGGTAAGTTAATGAATAAAATAGATAACTTTGATTCAAAATCTCAAACAGGTGTAAAAGCCATTGAAGTAGATATTAAGAAAGAAATTGCAATTGGTAAAGCTGATATGAGTAGTATTAAATCAGAAGAAGTAAAGGGTAAAGTAAATAATAAATTAGATAAACTTAAAAAACTGAGAAAACGAAATGGCAGTAAATAAAATAACAAATAAAAGTGTGGTTAATAAAGAATTAGTTAATAGAGCTAATGAGGTTTCTACTAAAGGAACTACTATTAGAGGTAATCGTGAAACCACTATTGTACCAGGTAATAATTTTTCAGATAATTATGCAATTACTTTAAAAGATGTTGATACTGCAGTTTTAAATCATGTAAAAAACATAATGAAACCAAGAGTTAAAGAAGCTAATGAAACATTAAAAATACCTGTTTATTATGGTAATGAGGAAAGATGGAAAGCAGTAAGAAAAAGAGGTGTATTGAGAGATAAAAACAATTCATTAATACTTCCATTAATAATATTAAGAAGAACAGAGGTTTCGAGAAATGATTTATCAGGACAATCATTTCCACACGACATTAGAAAACAACATGTTGATGTGGTTAGAAGTTCAAGATGGAGTAAAGATAATCAATACGATAGGTTTTCAGTACAACAGGGAGTTCAACCTGTATATGAAAATGTGGTTACTGGAATGCCAAACTATACTGATGTGAATTATGAATTTGTACTGTGGACAAACTTTATTGAACAAATGAATCCATTAGTAGAGTCTTTTGTAGACCAATCACATACATATTGGGGTGATGGAACTAACAACAAGTTTTTATGTACAATTGATAGTGTATCAGACGCATCAGAAATGAATCAAGATGGGGAAAGATTTATTAAATCAACATTTAGTGTTGTGACAAAAGCTTATTTATTACCAGAATACTTAAATTCAGTAATTACAAATAAAGTATCAAATATGAAAAAATTTACAACACCATCAAAAGTAGTATTTGGTTTTGAATCTGATGCAACAGATAAACAAGTAGAAAAATAAATCACTTGTTTTCCAAAACTTATATATACTTATATATAGTTACATAAAAAATCACAATGGAGGTTATACATGTTAGAAGAATCAAAATTAGCTGAAAAACTAAAAGAAAAACAATCAGAAGTAAAATTCACAGAAGACGAACTGACACAAGTTCAAAACATACAAAAAAGTTATGCAAATGTTCAAAATCAATTTGGACAATTAAAAATGGCTCAAATCAGATTAGATGAACAAGAGGTTGAATTGGAAGAAGCTCTGAAATCAATTCAAGATGAAGAAAAGAAATTTCTTGATAAAATTACCGAAAAATACGGACAAGGTTCTTTAAATCCAGAAACTGGTGTATTCACACCAAATAAATCAGAATAATTAAAAATAAATTATCGTTTGAGGTTTTAATCATATATTTATATATGAATAATACTAATGCGCAAAATAGTATATTTACCTCAAAAATTAAAAAGTTAACTTAGGAGAAATTCAATGGCCGAAAAAATTATAAGTCCTGGTGTATTTACGAATGAAATAGACCAGTCCTTCTTACCTTCCGCTGTAGCTGATATTGGGGCTGCAATCGTTGGTCCAACACTCAAAGGACCTGCAGGAATCCCAACCGTTGTAACATCATATTCTGATTTTCAAGCAAAATTTGGAGATGTAACAAAAAATGGACCAAATGGTGATTCAGTTCAGTTCTTAACCTCACATACAGCTGAAGAGTATTTAAAAAATTCAGACACATTAACCGTTGTTAGAATTATGGGTGGTGCATTTACACCTGCGAATGCCGTTTTAGGCGGAACAACACAGGCAAGTGTAACATTAACAATAGCAGATGGTGACGAAGCTGCAAATGGACAATTCACAGAAGGTGAATTTGTTAAATTTATAGCTACAGATGGTACTGTGGGAATATTTATACTTGCCGATTCAGCTGAAACTTCAGTTGCATCAGGTACTGTTTTATCAGCAACTTCTGATTTAGGAGCTGGTACACCATCAACTACTTTATTAGCTCAAGGTACTTGTATCGCTGTTACGACTAACTTAAATACAACTACACAAGCTGGTGTATTAAATGAAATTAGAGATACAATTGGTTCAGCTAATTCACCAATAAAAGGCAAAATTACAGGTCAAGCCGGTACTCTTTCTGGAGATGGTAATAAATCACTTATTTTCACACAAGTAGTAGGTGGTCATACAGGTCATACTGCTGTAACTACAGATATAAGTCAATTAACCGTTGGTACTTTTGCAGGTGGTGATACAACTGCTTTAACATTAGAAACATTTACTGATGGAACAATAATGAACAACGCTGATACAACTGCTACAACTAATAATATATTGTTAAGTGGTTCAAAACATAATATAAGATATGAAGTTTCAAATGTAAATAAGAAAAAAGGTACATTTACTTTATTAATAAGAGCTGGTAATGATAATGTGAAAAGAAAACAAATTCTTGAAACATATAATAATGTTACATTAGATCCTAATTCAATTAATTATGTTAGTAAAGTAGTGGGTGACCAATCATTAAATGTCAGAACAGATGGAAGCACTAAATATCTTGAATTAACTGGTTCATATGCAAATAAATCAAGGTATGTTAGAGTTTCAGCTGTTACAAACACAGCTGATTACTTAGATGAAAATGGTAATGTTAGATTAGCTGCACAATCTGCTTCTTTACCAAATATTGGTAGTGGTTCATCACATGGTGGATTTAGTGGTGGAACAGATGGAGCAAGTGGATTTGATGCTTTAGGAAATAATAATGGTGCTATTGATAAAGGTAATCCTATTTCAGCTAGTTTTTATGAAAATATAGGAACAGAGACACAAGG